CAGTTTATGTTGGTACTCGATTAAAAAGAAATTTAAAACATAATATTGATACTCTTGTAGGTAGTGCATCACATCATTTTATGAGAGATGGATTTGTACCTGTACACCTTTATGAAATGGCAAGAGAATTTGGAGTACTTCCAGGTTCTTTAAGAATAAGAATATCAAACAGAGTAGATTTATGGAACTCAACGATGTTAGATAGAATTATGAAAAATACAAAAAGTTCAAGACATGCTATGCAAATTGCTGAACTACGTGAAATCGTAGACAGTAAATACTTTTTCCCTGATCAGGAGTAATTATGAAACAGCCTACAACAGTCAGCGAACATATCATAGCTCTTTATGGGCATATCAAAGGACTGAAGAGGGAAGTCTGTAGTATAAGAACAAACGATTTAAAACATATGCACGGGGATATTGATAGACTTCATGCAAAAATAGACCGACTCCTATGGTGGATTATAGGGGGACTCGGTGCAACAATGCTTACTATTGTAAGCGTATTACTATAAGGAGATAACATGGAAAAAATTAAAGAATTATATGCATTAGCAAAAGAGTATAAGAAAATCTCTATTGCTATTGGTGTAGTTATTTTTATAATTATAGCCACAAATATATAACACAGAAACCTAAAGTAATAAAAATTAATTAAAAAAATGGGGGATGGTTTCTTAATTATCCCCCATTAATATATATAAGGAATACTATGGCTTGGTTTGGATTAGCAAAGATGGCGTTTCAAGCAGGAACGCACATTTATAAAAAACGTCAAGAAACTAAAATGGCGATGGCAGATGCACAACATATGCACGCTACTCGTATGGCTCGAGGTGAGGAATCTTACCAGGGCAAACTTTTAGAAGCACGGCAAAATGACTACAAGGACGAAATCGTGCTTTGTATTTTAACACTCCCAATAGTGATTTTGGCCTGGGGAGTCTGGACAGACGATCCGGCGGCCATGGACAAGATAAAAATCTTTTTTGATCATTTTTCGGCATTACCGAAATGGTTTACCAATTTATGGATACTTGTATGTGCCAGTATATTTGGTATCAAGGGAACACAAATATTTAGAAACGGCGGAGGTAAAAAATAATGGACCCTTTAGTTATCGTTGCTAAATTACAAAAACTTTTAAGAGACAATCTTCAACGTGTTGGTGACACTATGATTAGTGGAGGTGTTGACAACTACGAAAAATATCAATATATGTTGGGACAGGCACGTACATATCAGTACATGCTACAGGAAATCTCTAACCTGCTTAAGCAAAAGGAGCAAAAAGATGAACAAGGAAACATTATCAACATCACCGGAAAGCCCAAAACATAAGCTCGCCCTAGAGAAAAAATATAAAGACGAAACGGAAAAATTACCAAAACCAACAGGTTGGCGTATTTTAGTTCTACCTTTTAAAATGAAGGAAAAAACTAAAGGTGGAATTGTTTTAGGAAGTGAAACCCTTGAACGTCAACAAGTGGCGTCTCAATGCGGAAACGTGTTAGCAATGGGAAAGAGTTGCTATAGCGATAAAGAGCGTTATCCTACAGGTCCGTGGTGCAAGGTCGGTGACTGGGTGGTTTTTGCCCGTTACGCAGGCTCCCGGATTGAAATTGAAGGTGGGGAAGTACGCTTGCTCAATGAAGATGAAGTATTAGCCACGGTCAAGGATCCAATGGATATCTTGCATAAATATTAACCATAGGAGGAAACTATGCCAGAAGAAAATAAGATCAAGAAGGGAGACCCGAAGGTAGACATCGATACGTCCGGACCGGAATTCGATGTGACATTACCCGAGGAGAAAAAAGAAGACGCAATCGAAAAAGAAGAAACGGTTAAAGAAGTAATCAAGGACCAAGAACCAGAAGCAATTAAAGAAGAACCGAAGGAAGAACCCAAACAAGAAACCAAAGAAGAGGATACTAAACTTGAGGATTATAGTAAGGGCGTGCAATCTAGAATTGCCAAACTTACGCGTAAGATGCGGGAAGCGGAAAGACAAAGAGACTCTGCAACCGAATATGCTCAAGCGTTAGAGACTCAAAGAAAAAGTGATCAGAAGAAATTTTTAAAAATAGACACTGATTATTGGAAACGATTTGAAACGAATATCAAAACCGGCATGGAATCGGCGCAACGAGAATTGGCCACTGCCATTGAAGCTGGGGATGCGAAAGCTCAAGTCGAAGCTAATAAACGGATTGCAACATTAGCATTTGATAATGCGAAATTAGAGCAAGCCAAAGCAAATAAACCCGTTGCACAGGAACCTGTACAACTATCAGACGGTGGAAGATTACCACAGCAAACTCCGCAAAGTTTACCAGAACCCGATCCTCAAGCAGAAGCTTGGGCTAGTAAAAACACATGGTTTGGCAAAGATCGAGCCATGACCTTTACTGCCTTTGAAATTCACAAGGATCTTGTAAATGAGGGATTCGACCCTAAATCGGATGACTATTATTCTGAAGTTAATAAAAGAATAAAAGTTGACTTCCCACATAAATTTGCTATAGGTGGTGATGTAGAGCAAACGTCCAAGCCCGTACAGTCGGTCGCTTCAGCTCAGAGAAGCGTAAGACCTGGACGCACAACTGTGAGACTCACATCTTCACAGGTAGCAATAGCTAAAAAATTAGGTGTGCCACTCGAAGAATATGCAAAACAAATAAAACTCACGGAAGGAGCATAGTATGGAAAAAGAACAAAAAACTTCACGTGCGAGTCAAACACGGCAAAAGACTGAAAGGCCAAAAGTGTGGACTCCCCCATCTTCTCTAGATGCACCCCCTGCACCTGATGGATTCAGGCACAGATGGATACGGGCAGAGAGTTTAGGGTTTCAAGACACTAAAAATATCTCTGGAAGATTAAGATCCGGTTATGAATTGGTGAGAGCCGATGAATATAAAGATACTGATTATCCTGTAGTCACTGAAGGAAAATATAAGGGAGTGATTGGGGTAGGTGGCCTTGTGCTCGCAAGGGTACCTGAAGAAATCGCGAAGCAAAGAACTGAATATTATCAGCGTCAAGCTGAAGGTCAGGATGAAGCGGTAGAACACGATTTAATGAGGGAAGAGCATAAGAGTATGCCTATTGATGTAAATAGGCAATCTCGTGTAACCTTCGGTGGTACAAAGAAAAGTTAATTTTTTAACTATTCTCGGGATAACAACCAATTCCCTATCATCGATTTAAATTAACCTGTTTATAGGCAACTATAAACTTTAAGGAGACAACTATGGCTAATAGAAATAGCGCAGGATTCGGATTTATTTCAGCTGGTACGTTAGGCAACACGCCTGCTACCAATGGACTGTCTGAATACTTTATAGTAGCTGGAGACACTGCCAATAAATTCAATGGTATGGGAGTACGTGTTACTGCCGGATACATTGTAACTGGTGAAGATTCAGCAACTGGCACGTCAGTAGGTGTTTTACAGGGTATATTTTACAACGCTGCAACTACGTTAAAACCTACGTTTGCAAGTTGGTATGATGCAACAATCACACCAGCGAACAGCGAAGATACGAAAGCGTTTGTAAATGATAACCCCTTCCAATTGTACAATGTCGCAACCGATGCAGAAGTAGCAACTACTATTGTCGGTGCACATGCTATCTATCTTGACACATTTGATGTGAACACAGGTGGAAACACAACAACTGGAAGATCAAGCACTACACTCGACATTGGTGACACTCACGCTACTAACAATACATGGAGATTGATTAGAAGCGCGGAAGATCCAGAAAATAGTGATCTGACAGCAGCTTATGTTACCGTCGTTGTAATCCAAAACTTAAACGAGTACATTGATAGTACTGGAGCTTAAGTCTAAATAGGAGATAAATTATGGCAATATCAAGAACACAACTAGTTAAAGAACTAGAGCCAGGTTTGAATGCACTATTTGGCCTGGAATACAAACGGTATGAAAATCAGCATGCTGAGATTTATACAACGGAATCATCTGACAGAGCTTTCGAAGAGGAAGTGATGTTATCTGGTTTCGCTAACGCACAAACAAAAGCAGAAGGTCAAGGAGTATCATTCGATACTGCTCAAGAAACCTACACTGCACGTTACACTCATGACACAATTGCTTTAGCATTTGCAATCACAGAAGAAGCTATCGAAGATAATCTCTACGATAGAATTGCTTCTAGATACACAAAAGCTTTGGCACGTTCTATGTCTAATGCGAAACAAGTAAAAGCTGTTACACCTTTGAACAATGGTCTATCTTCGATAGCTTCGTTCAAATCTGGTGACGGCGTTTCTCTGTTCTCTACTAATCACACAACAATTAGTGGAACAGCAGTTAAAAATACTTTGACTACGCAAGCAGACTTGAATGAAACTTCATTAGAGCAGGGTCTAATCGACATTGCTGGAATGACAGATGAACGTGGATTGAGAGTGGCAGCTAGAGGGGTGAAAATGATTATCCCTTCAGCTAATCAGTTCAACGCTGAGAGATTGATGAAATCTCAAGGTAGAACTGGAACAGCAGATAATGATATCAATGCTGTAGCATCAATGGGAATGGTTCCTCAAGGATATAGAGTGAACAATTTCTTAACTGATACTGACAGTTGGTATATTATTACAGATGTCCCTAACGGTATGAAAATGTTCCTAAGAGCAGCTTTAAAAACTGCTATGGAAGGTGATTTCGATACTGGCAACGTTAGATACAAAGCTAGAGAAAGATACTCATTTGGAGTATCAGACTTTAGAGGTATCTTCGGTGTTGAAGGTGCTTAACAATTAACAAACTAAGGGGCCGCCTTAAAACGGCCCCTTTTTTATTTATAAGGGTGAATATGAAAAATTTCCTAGTACAGATATGGGCTTATGATTATCACGCTAAATTTACAGTTTTAGCGGAAGATAGTGCGTCCTCAATTGAACAAGCAATCATTGACAAACTAGGAGAAAAGAGTATAAAATGGGAATCAACGGGAATGTACAGAGATATTCCTAAAAGAATAACCTATGAGGAGGTTATAGATGACACAAGACCTATACACTACAAAGAGGTCCTTGGAGTTAGAGTGGCAACAGGAGCACCTGAAGGAGGGCAAATATAATATAAATATGTCCTACATTGATAAAAAAATTCAGGAAATTGTTAAAGAAATCATTGCCAAAGAGTTTGAAGAACAACTCGTCTTGAACAAATTAAAGACGCCCAGGCCGAAGTTTCGATAGCCACTTAAGCGCTGTCAAAAATCAACTTTTTACTACAGAATACCTTGCACTCTATTTAAAAATGGAGTATAGAAAAATTACTATACAAAATTTAATAAAACTTAAATGTAGACGCGTATAGTCGACATCCCCTAGGGACTACATTTAAAATATTCTAGGAGGAATATTATGGCAAACACAACGTTTAAGGGAACGGTAAGAGCAGAATCTGGTCTTAAAGTTTCCGCACAAACAGCTGGTACTGGTGCATATAGTGATAAATTTACTGTTAATTCATCAGGACAGCCAATAACCGTAAATGGAGCACACTGGAAATATACAGCTGCTTCAGGTTACGCACCTACTGATTTAATGATCGGTAAAGCTAGTAGTTCTGCAGCAACTGTAGATCCATTCGCTGAAAGTTCATCTCAATTATTTCCTTTAGGAAGTG